AGCCAGCTGATTAAGCTTAGTTTCCATAAAGGATGCTGTGACATTGTAATCAAAATTAAAGGATGTGTTTCCGCCAAAGGTCAGGGTGAAATGACCGGCAGTAGGGCTGGCATCAATCTCCCCAATGGCAACCCGGATGCCAGGTGAACCCAGCCCAGCCACTTCCTGCCGGGGGTAAGACCCTAGACCGGTCTGCTCAATAAAGAAGATTTGCAGCTTAGCCAGGTCACCCAGGAAGAAGGAAGGATTGCTGACCGGGCTGGTGCTGGAAAAGGTTGGGTAGGCTAACCCAGCCTTAACATCAATAAACAGTTTATGGGTGGTAGGTAGTGGCATTGGCTTCTATTAGTGCAAAATGGTCAACTGTCCGCATTGGGGCTAACACTTGTCAGCACCACATTACCCCAGCCCACCCAATAATCTAAAGCACCATAGGCTGTGAAAGTCTGGGTGGGTAGGGGTAGTGGCACTGTGCCTTCTACCCAATCAATAAAATCCTGCTGGGTCACAGTGTGGGAAATGGCAACCTGGGTGACAGTTATTGCACCTAGGGTGTATTCATAATTTGTGCCATTGAAAACCCAGCTGCCTGTGGCTTCTAGTTTTTCAACATACCCTGTGTAGGTCTTACCTACTGAAACAGTAGTGCCAGGATAGATGTATTTATTGACCACCTTTTCCACCGGTGGCATTGGGCTAGGTGGGGTGTAAGGTGTAGGTGGGCTGGTGTTAGGGTCAGGGGATGGGTAACCATTTACCCCAGGGAAAGCTGACAGGCTGGGTGGTGGGTAGGTGTTTTGATGCCACCGGTCAAACAGTCCAATAGCCTGCTCTGGATACTCAGCATAGATAGTGGGACTAATCAGCCGGTAGTCCGTAGAAATGTTGCTGTCCGGGTGAAGGTTTTGCGATGCTGTGCCAGCAAACGAACCATTGCCCAGCAGGAAATAATTTGAAGTGCTGGAATAAACATCTTCATCATAGACCAGGGGGATGGCTGGTGAAGGTGGGATGCAGCTGTGAAGATGCGCCCAATAAAACCGGTAGCTTTTCCCAATCTGCGCAGACTGCCCAGCAGGTGTGTAAAGTTTCCAAGTGCGGATGCCCCCCACTTCTTCTTCATTGGGTTTACCTGTTCCCCCTGTGTGCCGGTTAGACTTTTCATAGACCAGCCCATTAAACTGAACAACCCCAGGCTGTCCTGGTGCATCAGTCCACTGCGCAGGGACAGTGCTGCTGGCAGGGTAAAACCCGGCTGGGTATGTGTCAGACATTGAACCAATAGAATACAGCACCACTTAGCCCATAGGCTTGCCTTCCAGCAATCAGGCTACTGCGGATGGTCTGATTGATGACCAGGCTATTTCCGGTCTTAGTGATGCTGGCAATTGGGAAGTGACCGGTGGTGCTAGTGTCAGCCGGAACAGTGCTGGCAAATTCTACAGCCACAGTGGTAGGGAATACCTGCCCACTAGACCTGGTTACCTTAAGATAAACTGTGCCACTGCTTCCAATGGTCAGCTTAGGCTTAGTGGTGGCATCCAGGTAGCTGCCGGAAACCTGGGGCATCACCCCATTGACTGTGCCAGGAAAGATGCTGACTGCTGTGCTTCCGTTATCCGGGTTACTGTAAACTTCAAAGGGATGCCTTCTGCGCCCAGGCTGGTCAATCAGCAGGGACTGTCCCCGGCTATCACTAGTGAAGGTGTAGCCAACCCCAGGCTGAATTTTCTGGTTCATCAGTTATGGGTTTCGTAAACCAGGCTGTGCCAGCCACCGGTGGCAACCCGGAAGGTGAAGCGCACTTTGAAAACATTGGCATACTGTTCATAGGTCACCCCTGTCATAAATCCATAACGGATGTGGTAGCTGCTGATTGCAGCCAGGATTGGGGGGATTACCATAGACTCAGCACCGGCTATTGTCTGAAAAGTTTTGCCCACCATCTTCTGATTACTCAGCAGGATTTCCTTACTGTTTGTGTAGTAAGTGCCGGTGTATTGAAGGTCAGGCGCATTGAAGGATTTAAGCCCAACCAGCGCATAGTTGATAGCATCCTGGTTAGACTCGGGGAAAGATTGGGTGGCTTCATCCCAGCCCAATTCCTTCAGGGGTTTACCGGTAGTGCCAGCCTTGCCCTGATAAAACTTAGGATGTGTTTGGATGGGCTGTGTGGACAGGGCAACATCACCGGTCACCTGCACTTTGGACATAGACCCGGAAGCAAGCCCTACATACTCAGCAGTTATGGTGGCAATCCCACTTTCATTGATGACATAGGAAGCCCGGTGGCAAAGCAGTCTGCCATCCTTGGGGTGGGCTTCATTCTCTTTAGGCTTCTTCCCTTCAGCCACATCAGCATCACACTTGAAGGTTAGCCGGGAAGTCATCAGCCCAAAGCCATCATTTTCAATGACCCATCCAGGCTGAAGCTGAAGGGTTGTAAGCTTATTACCTTTGGAAACAGGTGGCATAGGTTAGGCAATGAAGGTGGTTTGGTTAGGGTCTTTAGTGAAATCAATGCCAGGTCTGGGCTGTTCATTGAACACATTGTTAAGCTTTTCCATTTCAGCCAAAATCTTCTGTTCAATGGTCAGGCTTTCCTTCTGGTAATCAATGACCGGGGCTGATGTTCCAGGTGTAAACTCACCAGCAATAGCACCCCCAATTTCCCTAAGGCTGGACACAGTAAGTTTATTAGCCTTTTCAGCCTTCTTAGTGGCTTCCTTAGCTGCATCATCCTGGGCTTTCTGCTGGGCATCCAGCAATTCCCCAAGGTCTTTCCTGCGCTTCTTCAGGGCTTCTTCATCTTCCTTTGTTTGGGTGGCTGCATTGCCAGCCATTTCTTCTTCCACAATGCGCAAGGCTTCAGCATTAAGCCTACCCATTTCAAGGTTATGCAAAGCAGCTGCCTTTTCACTTCCGGCTGCATCATCTTCAGCCTTCTTAGCCTGTTTCTTCCTATCTTCAACAGCCTTCAAAGCTGCCAGCACTTCTTCATCAGTAATCTTTTCCTTACGGAAAACATCCTGTTGCCGGTAGCCATCTTTGTAAATAAGTCTGCGCCCATAACCAGCAGCCATTGCTGTTGCCTCATCCCCAAACATTTCCTTCATCTGCTTTTCTGAAAGCTCAGGAAATGTCTGACTAAGCTGCGCTTGCACTTCAGGGGTAGCCCTGGCTTCTTTAATTGCTTCTTCCCTGGCAAGGGCAGCTTCTTCCTTATTCTTCTTTTGTTTGTCCCTTTTCTTCTTCCTTTCCAGCAAATCAATTTCTTCCTGGGAAATGCCAGGGTCATCACCATAGCCACTGATTACCTGCTGCGCTTTAAGAAGCACAGGGATAAGGTCAGATGCGTTATTGCCCAGCAGGACAGTAGCCAGGGAAAGCTGTTCAGTGTTTGTGGTGGCACTGCCAAGGGTTTGCGCCATTGCCTCAATAACTTGGGTGGGCTTAAGCAGACCGGAAGCAATCTGTTCAGCTGAGAAGCCCAAAGCCTTCAGCATCTTTTCCTGCTCACTTCCTTTAACTGTGGCTTCCTGGATGATGGTGGTGACTTCCTTAAACAGTTTGCCCACCTTATTGATTGAAAGCCCGGAAGCATCAGCTGCCTGTTGCAGTCTAAGGAATTCATCAGCATTAACCCCAATGTCAGCAGCCTTATCCCCAATGCCTGAATAGGCTTCAATTGCTTCTTCCACCTTCTTCTTCTGCGCTTCAATGGCATCAGTCACATAGCTGATAGCACTTTGCACCAGGGTAAGTGGGGCTGCAAAGGAAAGGAAACCTTTGGCTAGGTCTTTCCCTAAATCCTGGATTTTCTTTTGGACTGTCTGCACAGCCTTGGAAGCCTGGTCTTTAGCAGAAATAGTGAATTCTAAGCCATCAGCCATAGTGTTAGGGTGTCTTTAGATTTGCCCAATAGTCAATCAGCCCTGGGGCTTGGCTTCCATTTCAGCCTTCAGCCGGTCAATCAGGGCTTCATCATCAGTGGTCAGCAATTCAAGTTTAGCACCAGCCTGGATGTTGAAGGCTGTGGATAGCCAGATTGCCTTGGCTTCAGGCATAGTCAGGGCTGCTTCATAGCTAACCCCATTTCTCATCAGGGTAGCCAGGATGCACAGCTGCCAGGGCATCTGTTCAGCTGACTGCCCCACTTCCTTCTTCTGGTAAAACTTTGGGTAGGTATCCGGCTGGTTGACATACCGGACAAAGCTAAGGGAAGCCTGGGCAAACAATTCTTTTGATAGGGTCAGGCGCAGCCCCAGCCACTTATCCCACAGTGTCAAGTTATCCAGGCTTTCATCTGCGCAAATCTTCAGTGCAATCAGCAGGTCAGCCGGGGTTAATTCCTGGTCTGACTGAAGGTAAGGGCTGGCAATGCCTTCTAAGAAAATCCG